CCATAAGTTGGTAATACTTATTGGTATTATTACTGGCATTACTGGTATTACTGGTATTACTATTGGTGACATTAGTAGCCCCACCATTACCATCAATAATATTATTATTGGTAGTATTATTATTGGTAGTATTATTATTGGTGACATTAGTAACTTCGCCACCACCTGCCATGGCAGTTGCAGGAATAGGTACTTTTGCAGCAGGATCTTTTGGTTTTTCAGTCTTCTCTGGGGGAGGTTCAATCCTAGGTATCTGTGGGGCTTCTATATTTGGAATGTCTGGAAGTTTGAGATCAGGAATACCAGGTATCTTACCTATAGTACTGTTTATGGCAAACTCAAATTCATTGATAGAACCATTTAATAAGTTGATAAAGGTATTATAGGGGAAAAATATAATATCAAATATACTTTTTATAAACCCATTGAAGAAATCAATAATTGAATTACCAATATCTCTGAATATCTTACCAGGATCTTTCAGGAACTCAAGCACCCCAAGTGCCAACATACCAAGAACAATATTATAAAGAAACTTAAAGATGGAACTAAAAAGACCAGATAGAGGTGATAAAACTTTCTTGCCTATATTTCCCAAACCATCTAAGAGACCTTTTCCTGACTCTTGTTTCTCTTCCTTATCTCTTTTCTTTGCCTTCTGACCAGCAACTCTACCCTTTTCTGAGGCTTTATCTTCTGCTTGTTGCTGACTACTTAGATTTGAAAGAATATTAAAAAGACTTGTTTCAATCTTTGAGAGACTAGGAGCCACCACTGCAGTGAGAAACCCCATCATTTCTTGTGGTTCACCTTCAACTTCAGTTTCTTTTTCTTCAGGTTCTACATCACTACCCATCAATGTCTTGGTAGGATTAGATACTGGTCTTGTTTTTTCTGTTGCTTTAATTACGGAATCAAACTTGATCTTATTATTCTTTACCTTAAATCTACCAGTCTCTTTCTTTACTCTTTTAAATTCTTCCGTAAGTCTTTCTGTATCTTCTGTAGGGATATCATTACCTGGCATTCTACCGGCAGCCATCCTCTCCTTCAGAAGAGTTTTATATTCATCATAATCTAAGTCACTTACATCTTCCAATCCAAGAAGGCGAAGGATCTCCTCATCGATATTCTCATCGACTTGTTGATCATCTTTAATTCCTTCGTAGATTGTTAAAGCCATTAACTCCTCTGTTTAGCCTTTTCTTCTTCTTCCTCAAGGTGTTGTTGGAGAAGTGCGACATAAACATCACGCTCCCAAGGCATCATATTTTCAATCTCTGTCAATGAGTATTTATGGTACTGCATCAAAGCGAAGTTGAGTTTAAAATAAGCCTCAAGATCCATGTGGATCATGGCTACGCGAAAAAACTTGAGAGACCTTCTAATACGATAGTACTCTTCTCTTTAGTTTTAGGATTGACTACCTCAACTGTATGTGAAAGTTTAGGCATTGTCTCAAAGAATTTTTCAATTTGTTTAAATTGAATTGAGTTCATACCCTCAAGGAATTCGACAACTTCTTTCTTAGTACAGTCAGAAGTAGACCATACTTCATCTTCATTGTAGATCTTATCAATACAACTTGCCACCAGTTCAAATGATTTCTCAATATTCAACTCATCGGTATCAGAGAAGTTGTTCTTAATGAACTGATCCAATGAAGGATACCTCATCTCCATCATCAACTCATCATCAAGTTTGATCTGTTTGTTGTGATCTTCACTCTCTACAACTTTAATCTCATCAAGAGAAATAGTGATAGGAATTTGTGTCTCACCATCATCAGGGGCAGTGATGTTGACTTCTACTTCTTCTCCAACAGATTTGCCACGAATGTTGAGGAACAGATACTCAATATCAAATGTAGGTAGTTGATCTACTTTTACACCTCTTGTTGTCACACAATTTTTAATTACAGCCTTAACTGCAGTTGTGATCTGTTTACTATCTTCACTTTCTAAAGCAAGAACAAGAAGTTTCTCTTCCTTCACAAGGAAAGGACGATAGCTAATAGTCTTCTTTGTAGAAGGTAACACCAACTCATAGGTAGGTGTTGCAATTTTTGGTAAAGGCATAATATTCTAAAAACCTCAGTGTGTATATTTATCGGTTAAACTTGAGCGACAATTTGAGATTTATCAATTGTATATCTCTGCATACTCATTGATACTGAAAACTTGAGAATCTGACTTCCCTCATATGAAACAGGAGTACTAATGATATTAATTGGAAAGGAATTGACTAATGTATATGTTAGTTGATATGATGTGGGATCAGATTCAAATACTCGTTGAACTGTCGATACATCTTTTTCGAACTTGACAATATACATATTAGTTTTGTAGCTAGCAGGATAATTCATCCTGTAGTTTGCTCCAAACTTCCTTGCATTAACATTACTTAGTCTCTGACCATTCCCTTGCCCAGAAATATAATCAATCCAACCATTGAAGAAATCTACAACTTTGTAGTCATGATCAACATAGAATGTTAGATCAACTGTATCATCATACTGACGGCGATAGGCCATCCTCTCACGAACACCTTGATAATCACCGATCACTTCATGTGTTGATAAACTAGTTCCAGGTAAAACAGCACTATTACATAATAGTTCTATATTCTCACCATCATTATCATAATTAAATCCATTCAAGTTAAGGTGTGTCTTAACAGCATCAGGAGGTGCTAACTTGATTTGATATACGGATGTCTGAGCAAGTTGAAGTATACGACTCTTCAGATCTGATGTTTTGATGGGTCCGATAGCCATCTATAAATATACTTGATTACTATTACTATGTATATGAGTTTTGGGACAATTCGTAAAGTCAAAGTATAAACCTTCTCACCCTGAGAAGTATCAAGGCAATCCCAATAACATCATCTGTCGTTCCTCATGGGAAAGGGTGTTTTGTAAGTGGTGTGATACCAATCCTAACATACTTAGGTGGGCTTCAGAAGAGTTTAGTATCCCCTATATCTCACCAGTAGATAATAGGTTACATAGATATTATCCAGACTATCTGATTGAGTTTCGTGATTCGTCTGGTAAGGTAAAGAAACAAATTATAGAAGTTAAACCAAAGAAACAAACACAACCACCCAAACCAGGTGTTCGTGTTACCAAATCATTTCTTTATGAAGCTTCAATGTATGAAAAGAATATGGCTAAGTGGGCAGCAGCTACAGAGTTTGCTAAAGATAATGGTATTGAATTTAGAATCATCACAGAGGATGAGTTAGGTATCAAACAACATGATAGTAGACGCACTGGATCTGGAGGAGTACAACGGAGAAGACAGTCGAATAAACGGCCTCGTAGATGATGTCAGAATCTTAAAAAAATCTGACAGAATGATGGAAGCCATCCTCACTCTTCTTACTGATACACCTGCACCAATACCACAGGTTGGTGCATACTACACCTTCTCCTATAAACCAAAGACACCTAGGATTGAATATGATTCAAATCCTCTCATAGCTTGTACTGGTGTATATCAGTGGGGGTTCTCAGGTATCAATTATCACTGGGGAGACTATCGTAATTATACTTGGGAAGAACTAGTTACTAACCCATACCTAGTGTATCCATCAGAGTTGGAAGACCTGAGAAGTATTCCATATCAAAACTACAAGATAAATAACTCGTAAGGTATAATCCAAATGGCCAAAGTTAAGACCACTAGAGTTTGGAATGGTCTACCAGTAGAAGAAACCACTGATACCGACACTGGTGTTATCGAACTTAGATCTGGTTCCTTTCTTGGAACTCAGGGAGATCTTTTAGCGACTGGTGATGGAAAAGGAAAGTGGTCTTACAATGATCAAGCAGGATTTCGTCGCAGATATAATAACAAACAAAGAACTCAGGGCAAACCTACTCTTACACAAGAAAATTTTAATAAAAAGTTTTTTACAGAAGGAACAAAGATATTCAATAACGACAGAGCAAATGTTCTGAATACAGAAACTAATTATGAAACAAAAGAATTATTCAATAGCAAAACTTCTGCTTATTCAACAAATGGAATACCTGGTGTAAAGAATTCTGAAACTGGTGATAAAAATAATAGTGATGGAAAGACTGTAGCTAATCCAGATAAGAATACTGATGAAGAAGAAGTTGCAGGATCTGAACAAG